GTTATATACTGTTGACAACAACAGGAGAAACAAATGGCAGTAAGAAACTTCAATGACGCAGAAAAGCAGAAATTGATCCAGATCATTTCCCAGGGCTCACAGGTACTAGGTGAAGTAGAGGACTTGAAGGGTGGATTGAAAGACACAGTAAAAGCAATAGCAGAAGAACTAGAATTGAAACCAGCACTTATCAACAAAGCGATATCAGTTGCACACAAAGGCAACTACCAAAACATCGCTGACGAGATGGACACGCTGGAAAGCATACTAAACACAGCCGGCAAACTTTAATGTTATCGAAAGTCAGATCATTCTGGCTACGTAGTTTTGAAAATGACAGGACGGCGTTCTATTTCGAACTGATCAGTTTCATATTCACAGTTGGAGCCAGCCTCACACTTGCGATAACGGCCGCAGACCCAGACATGACAATAATATATCCTGCATTCTTTGTGGGTGCAGTGACCCAATGTTATGCGTCATACAGAAGGAACGCCGCGTTCGTAATGATGATCACTGGTTACTTCTCAATCATAAATGTCTACGGTTATGGCGTAGCAAGTTATTGGTGGTAGATGAGTTACATAGACGCATTATATAAAAAAGACGAAGACAAGATATACGTAGTAGAACGTGATCCAAAGAAGGGTCGTGTGTTTGTTGAGTATGACGCAAGGTACGTGTTCTACTACCCAGACGCAAGGGGTAAACATAGGTCCATGACCGGCGAACCTTTACAGAGGGTCATTTGCCAGACTAACAAAGAATTCATAAAGGAGCAACGTATAAGGTCGAACAAGCAACTTTATGAACATGATATCAATCCAGTGTTCAGATGTTTGGAAGAGAACTACTTAGGTAAGGAAACTCCAAAACTGAACGTGATGTTTTTTGATATCGAGGTAGACTTCGATCCAGATCGAGGTTATTCCACAACAGATGATCCGTTCATGCCCATAACTGCCATAAGTTGTTATATGAGTTGGACGGATCAACTGGTCACACTTGCTGTACCTCCAAAAACAATCAGTATGAAAGATGCAGAAGAACTAACAAAAAGATTTGATAACACTATGCTTTTTGAAAAAGAAAAAGACATGCTGGACGCATTCTTACAACTTGTAGAAGACGCAGACATATTGTCTGGTTGGAATTCAGAAGGTTATGATATTCCATACACAGTGGGGAGGATTCAGAAAGTACTCAGTGGTGATGACACAAGACGTTTGTGTTTCTGGGGGGAGAAGCCAAAGAAAAGGGTGTTTGAGAAATATGGTAGAGAGCAGTTGAGTTTTGACCTGGTAGGCAGAGTGCATCTAGACTTATTGGAACTATACAGAAAGTACACGTACGAAGAGCGACACAGTTTTAGACTAGACGCGATAGGTGAACACGAACTGGGTGAAAAGAAAACTGTGTACGAGGGATCACTAGATAACTTATACAAAAATGACTTTGGCCTTTTTATAGAATACAACAGACAAGACACAGCACTACTGGCCAAATTAGAAAAGAAACTTAAATTTATAGAACTTGCTAACGAGATCGCACACCAGAACACTGTGTTACTACAGACCACAATGGGTGCTGTGGCAGTGACAGAACAAGCGATTGTCAACGAGGCACACAGACGTGGAATGCAGGTGGCAGGCAGGAAATACAAAAAAGAGGGAGAAGAGAATCAACCGGCCGCTGGTGCATATGTGGCCACGCCAACAAAAGGTATACACGACTGGATAGGATCCATCGACATCAACTCCCTGTACCCTAGTGTGATTAGAGCACTGAACATGGGTCCAGAAACAATAGTAGGACAGATACGTCCTGTCATTACATCAGCAGAAATCAACAGGGCCAAACACGCTAAGAAGTCATTTGCGGCGGCATGGGATAGCCAATTCGGAAGTTGGGAGTATCAGGCAGTGATGAATCAAGAGAAAGGCACAGAAATAATAGTAGACTGGGAAGATAAGACCAGTGTAAGGATGAGTGCGGCACAACTGTACGAGATAATATTCGATGGCAACAACAAGTGGATGTTGAGTGCGAACGGCACAATATTCACCTACGAGTATGAGGCAATCATTCCAGGCTTGTTGAAACGTTGGTATGCAGAACGTCAAGAAATGCAACAAAAAATGCGTGAGTGTGGTGACAACGAAATTGAAAGAGAATATTGGGACAAGAGACAACTTGTTAAGAAAATTAATCTAAACAGTTTGTATGGAGCAATATTGAATCCAGGCTGTAGGTTCTTTGACATAAGAATAGGACAGTCAGTGACGCTGACAGGAAGATGTATTACGAAACACATGGCAAGTAAAGTCAACGAGATAGTGGCAGGCAAATATGACCACAAGGGCGAGAGCGTGGTGTATGGAGACACTGACTCAGTATATTTCACGGCACACAAAACACTCGCAAAAGAAATAAATGAAGGGATCATTCCATGGACGAAAGATTCCGTGGTTGCACTGTATGATAGAATATCAGATGAGGTCAATGGTTCTTTCAAAGCATTCATGACAAAAGGATTCCATTGCCCTAGCACACGTGGAGAAGTTATCAAAGCAGGCAGGGAACTTGTGGCATCAAAAGGATTGTTCATCACGAAGAAAAGATATGCAGTGCTGTACTATGACAAGGAAGGCAAACGTACAGATATTGATGGTAAAGAAGGAAAAATGAAAGCAATGGGTCTCGATCTCAAACGTTCGGACACTCCTGTCTATGTGCAGGACTTCCTGAGTGATTTACTATACATGGTGCTGACGGGTAAAACTGAGAAAGAAGTACTTGAAAAGATCAGTGAATTTAGGGCAGACTTCAAAGCAAGGCCTGGTTGGGAAAAAGGTTCTCCGAAGAGGGCCAACAACATGACCAAGTACACAGAAGAAGAGGAAAAGAAAGGCAAGACAAACATGCCAGGACACGTTAGAGCCAGCATGAACTGGAACAAGTGTAGGGAGATGTACGGCGACAAGTACAGTATGCCAATCACAGATGGCGCAAAGGTCATAGTTTGTAAACTAAAAAGCAATCCACTAGGTTATACAAGCATAGCATACCCTGTCGACGAACTTCGTATTCCAGAATGGTTCAAGGAATTGCCGTTTGATGGAGATGCTATGGAGAGCACAATACTGGATCAAAAGATAGACAACCTCATAGGCGTTTTAGGGTGGGACGTGCAAAGCACAGAGACCACAAACACATTCAACAAATTATTCGAGTTCTAAATATAAACATGTTAAGCATAGAAGAAATAAAATTACTGATCGAAAAATTAGAACGTGTCAAAAAAGAAGACCTTCAGGAATTGATTGATTCTAATTTAAAAATTTTGAAGGATTTAGCATTGGCTATTGACGCCAATAACCAAAGGGTTATAAACCGTTTAGACAAAACGCCCAAATGGTTCCAAATAGATCTTGACGAAAAAAGGGAAAAGCCTGTGGTGGATCAAGTCACACAAAGACAAGTGCAGACTAAGATATTCCAATTTGCTAGGACAAACATTTACAACAGTCTTGAAATTGGACCAGGAAATGGTATGTTCTCCGCTGACTTCACTGCATGGAGATTGAACTTTTTCTTAGACGTCCTGGCGGACAGGGAACGTAAAATCAGGAAGAAATTTAACAAAAGGCACTGGAAATACTTGAAGTTCTATCTTACACGCAACACAGAATGCTCTAACATACCACAAGGTAGTTGTAATTTTGTGTTCAGTTGGGACACTTTCGTATTCTTCACACAGCAACACATACAACAGTACCTGCACGATATAAAAAGGGTGCTGATACCGGGAGGATACGTGTTTATACAGTACGCTGATTGCCATTTCGACCAAGAATTAGACTTGGCCAAACGAGGTTATTGGAATTACAATACCAAGACTGCTATGACACAGATAATACGAGATGAAGGATACAAAGTAATTGAAATGAATCAGTTCAGACCAGGGGCCAGTTATGCAATATTCCAGAAGCCTGGTAAACAAAATCCGGTTGTGTACAAAGTTTCTGAAATAACACTAGACTAAGATCTAAATATACTATACAATACAAACATTATGATAGATATCTTGAAAGACATCGTTAAACACACGCATGGACTGGGATTCTTGGATCTTGTTAAAATCACTGGAGACGATAAGGAAACTGCAATCGACTCAATGGCTGAAGACAGATCTGTAATCCTGCAAGGATCTTTTCACAAGCCACAAGCGGAGATGAATGGTACATTCGGTATGCCTCAGATGGGCAAACTTGACATACACTTGAAATGTCCGGAATACAAAGAGAAGGCGAATATAACTGTGTTGTCCGGTGAGAGAAACGGTGCAACAGTTCCAACAGGCATCCATTTCGAGAATGAAAAGGGTGACTTCAAGAACGATTACAGATTTATGAATGCTGAGATCATCAACGAGAAACTTAAGACAGTCAAGTTTAAGGGTGTCAAGTGGGACGTTGAGATTGAACCAACAGTGGCAAGTGTGCAGAGATTCAACTTCCAGGCAACTGCAAACACAGAACACAATTCATTTGTTGTGAGGACAGAAGATGGGAATTTGATTTTCACTTTTGGTGACCAAGCATCGCATGGTGGAGAGTTCGTGTTCGCAACTGACGTTAAGGGCACACTTAACAAAGGTTGGAGTTGGCCGGTAGGACAGGTGTTGCAGATATTGAAACTGTCAGATTCAGCAAAGGTCACATTACACTTCTCCAACGAGGGTGCAATGATGG